GATTTGCTTCTGCTACCATTGTATTAGAACTGTCCATGATTCTATATCTAGTAATCATATAGATTTATTTAATAAGTATTTTCGAATTCAAATGTATAAATATAATATATTAGGAGTACACCATGCAAGTAATTGATATTTTAACAGAGAACAAAAAAGTTGACGAGGGTCCAGTTCGCTTTTTAAAGCGTACACTAGGTAAAAACACCGCTACGGGTAAAGCCGCACAGTTGGATGTTGAACTAGACAAGGAAGTAAACAAACTGTATAAAGAGTTTTTTGCTGTTTCCAAGCAAGATCCACAACTTAAAGGCATGACAGCAAAGGGCCTAGCAAACTACATAGTAAGCAAGGGTTTTGCAGGTAAACCTTCCGATGTAATGCGTTTTATCAATCAACAGCCTGGTGCTATGCGTACTGCTAAAAAAGGTGCTAAAGCAGTTGCTAAAGGGGCCAAAGCACTTGGTAAGGGTGTTGGTGCAGTAGCTGGCACGATTAAGAAAGCAGTTACTCCAAAGGACACTAACCTCACTCCGCAGGGCAAACAGATGGAACTTCCGTTGGCACAGAGCATGTATGGTGAATCAACTGTTACAGAAGTTGATGCTCAATTATCAAAAGCACAGGTAAAGAAAGTTCTCAAGGGCTTTGTTAGAAAAGGTTTCCAAGCACAGCTTGGTAAGAGAATGGCAAAAAGTGATTACGGTGATGCAGATAGTGTAGCACAAAAAGGTGCTGAAAAGAAACTTGCTAAGGTTGGTGTAGATACTAAACTAGCAAATACAATTACGTCCTTGCAGAAACAAGGATACAAGGTAATTCCTCCCAAAACAAAACAAACTGCTTAATCCTACCAAAAAGGCATTTTAGACTTTTTAGCAGTTTCTAAATTTTCCTTGATTATTTCATTGATGATTTCAATGTCTCCACGTTCAAGATTAAACGCTTCAGATATGGATATACTTCCACGCATGTACCAACATATACGATACAGCGTATCTTTAAGTTGTTTAACCTCTCCTTCAAAGACCTTAACCTCGGACAGGATTTTGTCGAGGGGCCACGTTAAGATCCTTAGCCGAAAAAATTTGACTGATCAAATACTATGGGCATCTCGTAAACTTTAGGTGCACCTTTTTCTATTTCTTCTTCAGTTGCTTCTATCTTAATTGGTTTCTGTTGAAACTTTTCTTTTTCTTTTCCAATGTGATCTGTAATTTGATTATAGATCTTTGCTTCAGCACCTTGGATAAATTCTCTAAGGTGGTTTCTGTTCACAACTGCTTCCTGTTCACCATCAATCTGGATAGCAGTTACACTTTCAATAACAATACCAATGTTTAATTCAGTAAGTGCTTTGAAACTGTGTTGGAATGCTTTCAGCTTCTCGGCCGGATTTGCATTTTCGTCGTTTACGATTTGAAAAATCCTTTGTTCTTCAAAAGCCTTTACACTCTGTTGTGTAAGTGTTCTGTAACTAATTGGCTGTATCTGAACAGTAAATCCTTCTATTTTAAAAGTATCTACGAATTCAGAACTTATATAGTTGTCTAACATTTGTTGCAAATTTAGATCAAATTCTTTTTCTATATCAGTTCCGGGAATATTTCCTTTCATTGGAAGTAATTCACCATAACTTGCCATTCGTATTGCTACCAACATTGCATCCATGTCAATTGATGGAGACTTCCAAGCATCCTTGACATCAGGAATACAACTTTGTATCACATCAACAGTTGCTTGTCCGTTCAACAACGCATCAGGCGTTTTAAAAAGTATTTCGTCTTTTGCCGTCATTGCATAAACAGGATATTCTCCAGTTTCAGTTATGTTTAAACTGCCTTCTGGCCAGTATTTTCCTCTGCTAGGCAACTTGATGTAGATTTTCGGTTGTCTTAGGTGTTTCGCAAGTGGATTTTCGTTGGTTACGTTTACTCCAGCTGGAATACCTTGTATTGTAGTTCCCATTTTTGGGTTCGAGTTATCTACCATGTTTATTTCTCCTGCTAAATATAATTAATATAGCATAGTATTTATGGTATCGGATAAACAGAGTATATAATTCATGGCTGACGTAAAAATTGACATTCCCGGAGTAGGCGAAGTAACAGCAGAGGGAGCCGCATCTGAGCAGACCCTCAAGCTGATATTGAAGCAATTAGGTGGTGGTGGCTTTAATAAACAAACCAAAAAAGGATCTTCTCTAGGAAATGAATCAGAAGAAACAGCCAAGAGTATAGATCAATTAGGAAAACAATCAGAAGAAACAACAGGTGCATTAGGATCATTAGCCAAGGGAGCTAGTTCACTTATTGGTGGTGCCTTTAATGCCTTGACAGCGGCGATTGGTAGCGTAGTTGGTGCAATACCAGGTTTTGCAGGTGAACTGCTTTTTGGTGGTAACAGATTATCAGACTTTGCCCAACATGTGCCATTAGTAGGTAACCAATTAGCAGGTTTAGGTAAAGCAATAGAAGGCCAAATGGACTCATTTAGAGAACTTTCTCAAATAGGTGCTGGATTTGGTAACAACATGTTTGAGTTGGCAAGTGTTGCAGGTAGATCAGCTATACCGCAAGAAGAATTTGCTCAGTTATTACAAAATAATGCTTCACAAATGAGGATTTTTGGAGATAGCATACAAGACGGTGCTAGACGTTTTGGAAGATTAAGCAAAGAACTGCGTCAAAGTTCAGCAGGAAAAGACTTAATGGCATTAGGTTTTACAGCCGAAGACCTAAATGAAAATTTCCTTGCTTACAGTGAACTAACACAGAGAAGTGGTAGAAGGCAATATATGACCCAGGAACAGTTGATACAAGGGTCGTTAGCATATTCAAAAGAATTAGATAAGATTTCAAGACTAACTGGTACAAACAGAAAAGAACTTGAAAAACAAGCTCAAGCGGCACAGACAGACATTAGAAGACAAATGGCGATCGCAGAAAGTGGCGATAATTTAAGAGATAGATTCTTGCAGGTTGCGGCTATGTCACCAAAATTAGAAGCGGCATTTGTTGATATGGCAGACGGTGTTGCAAACGATCCGTTGACACAGCAATTGATGGCAAACAATGAAGTCTTTAGAGAACAGGCCGCTAACCTTAAAAACATGACTGCTGAAGAAACAAATAATCTTATAGCATTGATGAGAGATGATGGTAAGGAATTTGCAAGGACCTTAGGACAAGCTGGTGTTCAAGCCTCAATTGCGGCAGGCGGTCCAACAGGAGAGTTATTGACATTATTTGGAGAAATAGCTAACGTTCAAAAAACAACAATAGGAGCATTAGAAGAAGAAACAAATAAAAGAGATAAGTTAACAGCGGCAATGGCTACTGTAGAAGAAGCGGCAAATACTTTTAAAGGTAACTTAATTGCTGACATCGTTGAAAGTGGTGTGTTTAAAAAAGTAACAGATACTATAGCTGGATTAATTCCTAGTGTCGAAGAAATGGACCAATACTATACACAGGCTAGTAATTATTTCAAAAGTGATATTTTACCAAACCTCCAATTGATGGGTCTAGAAATGATGAAAGTTGACTGGGGAAAACACTTACAAACTATCACAGGTTGGTTTAAATCTTTGGCAGGCACAGCTACAGATGTAGGCACAGGATTATTTACAAGAATCAAACAGATGATAACTGATCTTACCGCTTGGTGGAACGATGGCGGCAAAGAGAAGTTTAACCAAGCTATGGATGACTTAACTGACTTTTATAATAAACATGTTAAACCTGTATTGGATAAAATACTGGGAGGAGACTTTTCAGGAGCGTTCGCAGACATAGGCAACTTATTAAAAACTTTGGCTACATCCGCATTAAAAAGCATGTTTACAGATTTTGATTGGGTAGCTTTTGGAGCCAGTGCCGCAGGGTTATTGGTATTAACTTTAACTAAACTTAATCCTTTTGGACTTGTAGCAAGTACGCTTATATCAGGTATTGTAGGATTTATTGGTTGGGACAACATCAAAGGCTTTTTCTCTAATTTAGGTTTAGGAGAAGCAATTAGCGGTGCATGGCAAAAAATTAAAGATGGATTTGCTGGATTGTTCAATTTTGAATTTAAATTTCCAAATTTCAAACAGTATCTACCAAAATGGTTAGGTGGAGAAGGTAAAAGTTTATCATCTCTTTTTAGTGGCGACGGTGGAGCAGAACAACAAACTTCGAGCAACAACACACCACCAAAAGTAGATAGTAGTGATCCCTTAGAAGAAACCAAAAAAGTAGCCGAACAAACCTTAGGACAAGCAGGAGCTCAGGCTCAAGTAGCCACAAATAATGCAGAAGCAGGCGCAAATGCAATAAATATACAGTTAGCTGAACTTATTGAGGTTAATAAAAAAGCGAACAAATTAATATCCGCCTTAAATGGTAACGTAATGGCAGGATAGGAATATAATATGAGTTGGAAAAGACATTTTACTACAGTGGATCAATTACAAGGCGGCGCCGGTAGCCCTTTAAGTAATACAGGATCTCAACCAGGACCAGCAAGAACCAACTATTCAAGTTTTTTACCAGACGTATATACGGGTGCTCCAAACAGAGTGGAACGTTACGGGCAATACAATGTAATGGATCAAGACTCAGAAGTAAATGCGGCATTGGATATACTTGCTGAATTTTGTACACAACAAAATACTCAGAATAAAACTGCATTTACCTTGGACTTTAAAACAAAAGGTACAGGCAGTGAAATAAAAGTATTAGAACAATATTTGCAACAATGGACTAAATCTAATAACTTCGAAACACGCATGTTTAAAATTGTGCGTAATGTTTTTAAATTTGGTGATGCCTTTTTTATTAGAGATCCAGAAACTACAAACTGGTTCCATGTTGATCCTGCAAAGGTATCAAGCATTATTGTTAATGAGTCAGAAGGAAAGAAACCAGAACAATATATAGTTAAAGATATAAATTTAAACTTTGTTGACAAAGTAGCAACAACTCCTTATACAACTAATGGAAACGTTACCGGCGGCGGTGATGGATACTTGACTGGTGGCGTAAGAGGTATGGTAGGAAATACTTCAACACAAAGTAGTTCCTCAAGATTTGGCATAGATAAAAATAAAGAAATTGCCGTAGACGCAAAACACATGGTACATTTAAGTTTATCTGAAGGATTAGATAACAATGCACCATTTGGTAATTCATTACTAGAAGGTATTTTCAAAGTATATAAGCAAAAAGAATTATTAGAAGACGCTATCATAATTTATAGAACACAAAGAGCTCCGGAGCGTAGAGTATTTTATGTTGATGTAGGTAACATGCCATCACACCTTGCAATGCAATTTGTTGAAAGAGTAAAAACAGAAATACATCAAAGACGTATTCCAAGTAAAACAGGAGGCGGTACTTCTGTAATAGATAGTGCATATAATCCTTTATCAACTAATGAAGATTATTTCTTTCCGCAAACTGCTGAAGGTAGAGGTTCTAAAGTTGAAACATTACCAGGCGGTACCAACTTAGGTGAGATTGACGATCTAAAATATTTTACAAATAAACTTGTAAGAGGTTTACGTATTCCTAGTTCATACCTACCAGCGGCCGCACAAGATGAAGGACAAAGTCAGTTTAACGACGGTAGAGTAGGTACAGCATATATCCAAGAATTGAGATTTAACAAATACTGTGAACGTTTACAGAACTTACTTGTAGAAGTGTTTAACCAAGAATTTAAGCGTTATCTATTAGAAAAAGGTGTAAACATTGATATCGCAATGTTTGACTTATTATTCCAACCACCACAGAATTTTGCAAGTTATAGACAGTCAGAACTAGATAATCAGCGTATAGGAACGTTTGCACAGATACAAGCCATTCCGTTTATCAGTAACAGATATGCTATGAAACGTTTCTTAGGAATGTCAGATGCCGAACTTGCTGAAAATGAAAGATACTGGAAAGAAGAAAATGACGAAAATCTAACCAAGCCACCAACTGATGCACAAGGAGAAATGAGAGGTGCAGGTATAAGCGGTGCAGGTATAGGTGCAGATATAGAAGGTGCAACTGATACAGCACCAGAAGGTGAAGATCCTACAGTAACAGCAGGAGCAACTGATACAACAGGTGCAGGAGGAGATGCCGGTGTAGGTGACGCAGAGCCAACGCCTGAGGCATAAATAATAGCATGATACTTAGAGAATTATTTTATTTTGACAAACAAACTATCGAACCGATCGAAGACAAGTCTTATGATCCAACAGATGATGAAAGTATTGTTAAACGTGATGATACACGTAAAACAAGATTGACACTGAGACAAATCAACAAAGCCCGTAAGGCTTCAGAAGTACATGCTGAAGAGCAAGAGAAAGAACTAGATTTTGTCCGACAGATGTACGGAATTCAAGCACAACCAGAAGCAGTATAAGAGGTAAACCGATGACGGTAGCTTTCGTTATAGGAAATGGCGAGAGTCGAAAAGACATTGACCTCTATTCCTTAAAAAATTATGGAAAAGTTTATGCCTGTAATGCAGTATACAGACATTTTCAACCTGACTATCTTGTAGCTGTTGATGTAAAAATGATACTAGAAATAAATCAACATAAATGGCAAATGGAAAATCAAGTATGGACAAATCCTAACAAGGCATATCACGGTATGCAAGGATTCAACTTTTTTCAACCAAGCAAAGGTTGGAGCAGTGGACCTACAGCATTATGGTTGGCAAGCACACATGGACACGATACAATTTATATACTAGGATTTGATTTTCATGGAAAAAAAGACGAAAAAGGAGAACGGACAAAGGTAAATAACTTGTACGCAGGAACGCATAATTATAAAAAGACCCATGAACCGCCAACACC